CTGCGTGGCGAAGGTGGCCTGAAACTCCGGCAGCGGAGCGCCATCGTCGTTGACCATTTCGGCCAACTCACCGAGTTCTCTCAGGTCGTCGTTGAGTCCCATCACTAACCCTCCGTGTTTTCCGCCCCGTCGGGCGACTTCTTGATTCTGGCGGCGAGCCATCTGTGGATGGCGACCGCCTGGTTCAACTGCCCATCCTGGAAGGCCCGCTTGTAGGGCCATTCCGCTCCCGTAGGCTCAATCGGCAACTCGTGCCGGCTGACCTGCGATTCAATAAACTCGATCAGCCCGTCAAGGGCTCCGTCGCTATGAGCCCTGCGGAGGGCCGCTTGGCGCACCCGCTCCCGGCTGTTCCGTTCCTGCTCCTGGTCCTGCTGCATCGCCCATCGCTCCCGTCTGCGCGGCCATCTGCGCCGCCGCCTGCGCTGCCTGGAACTCCACCATCAGGGCTTTGTACTCCTCGGTGTCCATCACCAGGTCGCCCGACTCGCCCAGGATCTCCTTGAACAGCCGTTGGGCCAGCTTCTCCTTGCGGATGGGCGATGGCTGTCCGCCGGCCTCAAACTGGGCCGACATCTGCGTGGCCATCATCAGGTTCTGCGTGCGCTCCTGCTTCTCGGCCATGTGCTTCGACCCGGCGACCCGGACCGTCCACCCGCGCCTGATGTCCACCGGGGAGATTTTCCGCACGACGCTCTTGCCGTCCTGCGTGAGCGCAGCCACCACGTCCTCCGTGACGTACTGCATATTCATCTCCATCGCGGTGTTCAGAGCTTCCTCGAACAGATCCTCCTCCACGGCCTCAACGGCCCCGCCCAGTTTCGTCGCAATGACGTTGGAATTACGGGCGGTTCTGGTTGCAGATTCCTTGACTCCACCGGCCGTGTTGACCGCTCCGGTGATCCTCTCGTGACGCGCGATAGCCGCCTCCTCGGCCGCGAAGCCGATAGGCAGACCCTGGAAGTTCTTCTGGATCGGCGTGATCGAGCCCTGCTGCGTGACGTAGTGCCGCACGCCGGGGCCGCTCGGCTTCATGATGCCATCGACCAGCCAGTCCTGAACGACTTCGCACTCCGGCTGGATGATCGAGTTGGTGGCGTCGATGTTCTGGTTGTGCAGGGCATTCGCGGTGTCCTGCTCGTCCAGCGCCTTCTCCAGAATCCCGATGCCGTAGACGGCGCCCTCGACCACGGTCAGACGGGCGTTGTTCACCAGCGGCCGGCCGCTGAACATCGGGGACGGCTCGCAGCGGATGACCGTCAGGTCGTTCGCCACGACCACGACGTAGTTCTCGTAGATCCCGGCGTCCGGCCCGCTCGGGATCTCGAACGTCCCGTGCTGCGATTTCAGGTCCACCTTGTCGGGGCCGACGGGCATCTGCAACCCGAGCGCCATCTTGACCAGCGCGTCGGCGTCGTTGTCCTTGGCCTTGTCCTCGCTCGTGACGTTGTGGACCTTATCCACGTTTTCGAACATGACGTAGCCCGTGTCGTCGGGCTTCGACATCGACTTCAGGTACTCCTTCGTCACGAACGAGCGCATGATGCGGATGGCATCTTCTTCGGTCCTCGGGTACGTCTCTTGGACGTAGTGGAAGATCGACCCGACGCGCAGGATCGGTCCCTGATAGATGATGTCCGTGTCCTTCGGCGGCTCCGGCGGCGGCGTGAACTCGGGCATGGGCGGCGGCTGCGAACCGGCCACCGACGACTGAATGACCATGCCCTGCCAATCCTGCATGATCGCGTCGTGTTCCTGCTTGTACTCGACGGCCTCGACCATCCACTGATCCATCGCCTGCGAGAACGCCTGGTAGTTGACGCCGCGCTTGACCTTCCAGTCCACCCACCACGGGCAGTTTCCGGTGATGGCGATGGACCTGAGCCCCTTCTGCATCGTCCGGCGGTACTTTCCGTACTCCATCTGGAAGCGCAGCAGGAACCGCATATCGTCGGCCAGCTTGTCGTCCATCTCGTTGTCGCCGCCCACGCGCCAAGGGACGATGTTGATCGCCTCGTCGCGGCCCAGAACGGCGTCGTAGATCTGGGGAACCCAAGTCTCAACGGCGTCGAAACTGATAGATAGGTAGCGGTGCGATCGGTTCGCTGCGTCGGCGTACTGGACCCACTTCTTGTCGAACTTGCAGAGGTAGGCCATCATGCAGCGTTTCCAGACGGCCTCAAGCTCCGCCCGGTCATCCTTGTAGTGCCGCCAATTGTCCACGACCTGATCGCGGATCTGGGCGAGCGCAGCCTCGGATTTGATAGTGATTGCCACTAGAACCCTCCACCGGGCAGTTCGCTCGGCCTGATGACGGTGTACGACTCCTGGTACTGCCGCATGGTGCGCCTACGAAGATCCTCCCTGGTGGGGATGCCCGAGGCGATCAGCGCCCGGAGCGTGTCGTAGGCGTGATCCTCGCAGTTGGTGTCCACGTCCTCGTTGTTGTGCTTGTCGCGCACCACGGCCGGCAGCGTGCGGATCAGGTGTTCGCAGCGGCGCATGATCTTCAGGCGCGACTTGCCATTGACCACCTGAAGCATCTGGTGGACGGCCTGCTTCTGGTTCACGCGGCTGTTCGGCCCCTTCTTCCAGGGGTGCCAGACCATGTGATCAGGGTCGTCGCGCTTGCCCATCAACTCGCTGGCGATCATCCCGATGCCGCTGTTGGTGTCCCAACACTGGCTGTCCAGCCACCCGTAGGGGACGTAGATCTCGTTCATGCGCTCGTACCCGGCCAGCTTGGCCCTGACCGTGCTTGGCGCCTCCCCGGTGCCGACGTTGGGCTTCCCGCCCCATCCGTACCGCTCGCCGCCGATGATCAGGTCGCCGTCGTAGCAGAACCCCCACAGGCAGCAGTAGGGGTCTGTCGATCCCCAGTCCATCGCCCGGAGGATCTTGGCATCGGTCGGGATCGGCGCGTTGTCGATGACGTGGATCTTCGGGTCGAACTCGGGGAAGGCGGCGCCGACGGCGATGTTCCAGTCACCGTCGCGCATCGCGCGGGCCATCACCGGGTCGCTGATCTCGTAGATGCGCCCGCCGTAGCCGGGGTCAGCCTGCATCAGCCGCTGGTTGTCCTCGAGCTTCGACTTGATGAACACGCGGTAGTAGGTCGTGCCGTCCTTGCGCGTGACCAGCACCGGGATGCCCGGAGGCGCGATATCAATGAACCTAGACTTCACCCAATTATGGCCCGGTCCACCAGGATTGCCGGTCGCCCGCATCCGCAGCGGGATGCCCTTGTTGGCCGTCCTCATGCGGTGGAACAGGTAGGTGTAAACGTAGTCCGTTTCCCACTGGGTCAACTCGTCGATGCCGATCCACGAATACTGCTGGCCCTGATGCTTCAGCGCATCGGCGTCCCGGTCGGCGGCCCTGAACTGAAGGATCGCCCCGCCGGGGAACACGAACTGCTGCTTGGCCTCTTTCCAGCACTCGGCGCCGTACACCGGGCAGAAGATCTCCTGCGCGCGGCGGATGACGTAGCTCATGTCAGGCGTGTACCGGCGCACGAACAGGCCGATCCACTTCGACCCGTATTGGATGCCGCGGGAGAAGTCGCCCAGGAGGCCGTCAGTCTTGCCGCCACCGACCGCACCGCCATAGAAGCACTCCTCGGCCGGACACTGAACGAGCAGCGTCTGCGGGCCGGGTTGCGGCTCCCAAGCGATTGATTCTTCGTGCGGCCTTGCCACGGTCTACACCTTCTTCTTCGCGGTCATCGTCGTCGGCACGGTCCAGTTGGGCTTCTGCATCGGCGTGACGTACCCTCGAGCCTTCTTCGGCGTGAGCCCGGAAGCGTTCGGCACGCCCGACCCCTTGGCCGGCGCCATCGGGACCATCGACTGCGGCCCGCCGCGCAGCTTCTTCATCATCTGCGTCATCTGGACGTGGCCGAGGATCTTGGTGATCATTTCTGCGCCCTGCTCTCGCCCATGTGTTCGGCCACATTGAGTTCTGTGTCCCTGACGCGGATCTCCACGTCACTGAGCAACTTGCTGATCCGCTCGACCGCCGACGAAAGGCCATCAACCTTCGACTGGAGCCTCGCCACGAAGAACAGCACGCTGGCTGCTACGAGCAGGAAGTCGAGCCTGAGCGTCATGTCGAAGTTCACGGGCGATCCTCCGCTAGTTGCTGATCGTGATGGCCTTGCCAGCCGAGACGTTTCCTTCTGCATCAACTACGAACAGGTACGCTCCGCCGTTGGTGAACGACCCAGTGTTTGCCGGGAACGTGGTCGACGTTGAGGTCCACGACGTAGGTACCTGAGTCTCGCGGTGCGTGCAGGAGTCGTAGTTGGAGTTGTTGCCAATTTCGACCCGCGCAATGGACGTACTCGCGTAGAAGTCGTCCCAGTACACATGGTTGTCGTTGTAACCTGGGTCCGCGAAGCTGTCGAACCAGCCGAGATACTGGAGGTACTTTCTCGCCGTGTCGTTTCTGGTCATCAGCGTAGCGTGCTTGATCAAGGTTCCGTCGATCCAGAACTTGAGACTACCGTCAGCGACATTCGGCTGGCTCTCTACTGCCTCAAACTGCAGGCAATGCCACGCGCCTGTGGTCATCAGTGTGCGTACTTGCGAGAACCCGCCGTAGTCCATGTCCGAGTCAATGTTCTCTGCGGCATAGTTGATCGCGTTGCTGCCGCCGAACAGGTTGAACGCGATGACGTAGCTACGGCTTCCGCTCAACAACCGGAAGATCTTGATGTTTGCGAGGTTCCTGCTCGCACCCCACTCAAAGTCGCTGTCCAAGTAGATCCAGTACTGGCAGAAGTACTTGTCGGACAGCGTGGTGGGATTCCAGCGCAGGCTCCCGTAGCTCATGTAGTTGCCGTCTACGGCCCCGTTGAAGTTCGTCACAGCCTGCGCCGTGCTGTTGGCGTGCCGCCGGTATGACGCGCTGTTGTTGTATGCGATCATCCCGGCAGGAGATCCGTCGTTGTCGGACCAGCCGGACGAGATCGCGCCCGACTCCATGCCGTCGAAGATCGTCTCGACCGCGGCGCCGCCGTACCCGGTCCTTGCCCCGAAGTTGCTTCCGGCCACGGTGATCGTGTTGCCGTGCGCGAACGTGCCCGTGACCGTGCTGACAGACGGCCCGGTAGCCGGAGTGGCCGTCCACGAGGCCGTCATCGTGTTCGACAGCGCGCTCATGTTCAACGCGCCGTCGCGGGCCTTGATGCCGTAGGTGTATGTCGTGTTCTCGGCGGCGCCCGTGTCGGTGTAGACACTGGTCGCCGTCGAGTCGATCTTTGTGCTGGCCGACCCGATGCCGCGCCAGACGTAGTACATGGCCGCGCCTGTCACGTCAGACCAGTTGAGGTCGATGCCGTCGATGCCGTTGCCTGCCGCGATCTGGAGCGTTGGCGAGGTCGGCGGGTAGGTGTCCTCGTTGCTGTTGAACGCGAAGTTCGACCGCGCGCTCAACCCACCGGGAGAATACAGAGCCTTGACGCAGTATGTGTAGCCCTCATCATACGGAGCGTCGGTGTCGTCCCACGTCGGGCTCGTCGTGCTGTCGATCAGGTCGGTGTAGAAGAACACTCTCGACAGGCCAGCGGTCTTGTAGATTCTGTACCGAACGAAGTTGGTCAGCGACGACGGCGCCGCCCACGTCAGCCGCGCCTGCTCCTGGGCGGGCGTGTTGGCATTGACCGTCAGGTTCGTAGGCACACCAGGCTGCGGCGGACCAGACCACGAGGATTCCAGCGTGTCAGAAAGTGCCGACTGATTCGCATCGTCATCGACCTGCGCCACGGTGTAGCGGTAGATCGAAGATTGCACCGCAGTCGAGTCGTTCAGGAACGAGTTCATCTGGTTGGTGCGCGTGGCGATCAGGGAGAACGCAACGCCTTCCTGCCTGCGGTATACCTTGTAGCTGGCGAAGTCAGGCGCACCGGAAGTTCCCCAGTTAAGGACGTTGCAGCCGGGGCCGCCAACTGCCGTGAAGCCGGACGGTGCTGAAGGAGGCCAGACATCGCTTGGCGTGGCGCACTCGTAGTCAACGTGCGGACCCTCGTTGCCGGCCACGTCCACCGATGCCACTGAATAGCAGTATTCCGTAGAATCGTTGACTGCCGTCGAGTCGCGCCACGACCAGTTGCCACTGAGATCCTTGTTCACGTTCGCCGCCTGCACTTTGAACAGGTCGGTGGGCGACGAGCTATCGGTCGAGCGCCTGATGTTGAAGTGGTCGATGTCGCCAGCGTAGGTGACGCCGCCCCACGCCACATCGTTGTAGTTGTCGCCGCCGGACACGGCGATCTGGAGCGCCGGGGGCGTGCCGACATCCGGCGCCTTCTCCCAGTACTTCGAGATCGACAGCGTATCGTGCGTCGTCGGGTTGAAGATGACGTAGGGCCACACGGCGAAGGTGTCAGTAGGCGCACTTGAGTTCCGCTCAAGGATCATCTTTGCCGTGTAATTTGCCCACCTGACGCTGAGTG